TTCATTCTAAACGCTACATTCCATTCCGTGCATCTTATACAGATGAAAATGGGGATAAACAACCGTTTATTGCTGAAGCTCAAGCTGTAGTAATTCCATTAAGTCAAGATGTATTTAAACATATCTATGGAAGAGCTGATCATGTTGAAGCTATGAAAGCCGCTCCAAAACTATTCTTCGCAGCTAAACCTGAAGAGTTAGCAAAAGGTAAAGGTTGGGGTATTGAGACTGAGACCAAGATGATTCCATATTGTGTTAGACCAGGTGCTCTAATCAAGCTGAAATTTTCAGCATAGTTTTAAGGGGCTTTTTAGCCCTTTAACCTCAAAGACGATAAATGTATCGTGTAAAAATACTTTAGAGTTTTTAAACACTAGTTAAACACATTTAATAAAGGATTATGTTTTGATTAACAATGAAGATTTACTAAAAGAGATAAGTTCTCAACAATTACAAGAACTTTCAGATATTAACGCAACTGGAGAGATTAATCAAAGTGTAATTGATGATGCTTCAGAAGATGCTATCTCATTTATTGAATCTTTTATAGTTATACCAGTTAGTCCAACACCACTTTTAAAGAAGATAGTTGTTGACTTAACCATCTATGAACTCAAAAGAAAAAATGAGTTTTTAAGTGATGAAGATAAAGAGTTGAAAAAAGAGTGTGAAGCTTATTTATTAAAAATGAGTAATGGAAGATTAAAAACAGAGATTACTTCAACCTCTACTGCATCTGTTGATGAGATGCATAATAATTTTGCTTTTAGACATAAAAATAGAAGAAGAGTAAATACTGAAGGATTTAGATAATGCCTAAACTAAGTAATGCAGATAGAAATAGAATCTTAGCTAGAAGTCTCTTTGTAGATGCAGATAAGAGTATGAAACAAATAGCTGAAACGCTAGGTGTAAGTGAAAAGACTATCTCAAACTATCAAAGTAAAGATAAAAAAGAGGGCTATGATTGGTTGACACTTAAAGCTTCTAAACATATTGTTTCATCTCAAGAGAAAAAAGAAAACATGTACTCCATGTTTGTTGGCTACATGTATGACTCTCTAAAAGAGATAAGAGAAAATGAAGATTTAAAAGCTGAAGAAAAAGCCTCTCTTATTGTCTCACTAGGAGATAGTTTTTCTAAGATGCGTAAAGTGGCAAGTTCTGAAGACCCTGAAGCTTATAAGCTAGGTATTATAAAACACACAGTTAGAACCCTACTAGAATCCTTAAAAAATAGTGTCCCCAAAGAGTGTATGGAGCAAATAGTAAATACAGTGTATCAAATCCAAGATGAGCTTGGCAATATAGATGTTTGATAAAGATGAACTCCTAGATTTTTTAAATGATGTAGAGTCTGAAGCTTTAATGATGGGACTTGAAAAATCTAAAGCTAAAAAGATAACTAAAAAAGCTTTTACTACATGGCTCAATGAGTACACATCTGCACTCAAGGAACAGATAAGAGCAAATGAAGTTTTAGATCCAAACAAAAAAGAGTATAGAAAGAAAAGACAAAAAAAAGATTTTCACTATTTTAGAAACACTTATTTTCCTCACTACTACACACTTGATGGTAAAAGTGGACTTCAAGAAAACTTAGAACAGACTTACTACAAAATAGTAGATCCAGTTAAACTCTTTCCACTTAGTTTTGCAAAAGCAGCACCAAGAGCGAATGGTAAATCTACAGATGCATCTTTAGCATTTCCTATTTGGTGTATTGTAAATGACTTTAAGAAATTCATTACAATTTTTTCTGATGCTATCGAACTTACAGAGACTCTCATAGAAGCCATCAAAGCTGAACTAGAAGAGAACCCTCAACTATTAGCCGACTTCCCTGAGATGATGGGTATGACTAAGAACTGGAAGATAGGAGATATTGTTACTGCAAACGGTATCCGTATAAAAGGTTATGGTACTGCTAAGAAAGTGCGTGGGGTGAAACATGGTGTTTATAGAGTTGACCTTGCTATCATTGATGATTTAGAAAATGATACAAATGTTAAATCTCGCAAACAAAGAGATAAGCTTGAAGATTGGCTAGATGAAGCTGTGGAGAATCTAGGTGGTGCAAATGGAACGATGGACATTCTCTATATCGGGACTATTTTACATCGTGATTCAGTTTTGGCTCGTAAGCTAAAGTTAAAGTTTTGGAACCCTGTAATCTTTAGAACTCTTATCTCCTATCCTACAAATATGGACATGTGGGAAGAATACGGAGAACTCTTTAGACATGTAAGTATAGATGATGCACACAACTACTACATGGAGCATAAAGCCATTATGGACCAAGGTGCTATCCGTTTATGGGATGCTATAAGCTTAGAATACATCATGCAAAAGCGTGCTAAAAATAACAAAGCATTCCAAAAAGAGCAGCAGAACAATCCAAACTCTGAAAATCAAAAGTTTAACTCAAGTACATTTGAAGTTATATCTCATACTCAAATGCCTAAACTTGATCGTGTCTTTTTTTATGTAGATGCCAAGGGTGACAGTATGGTCGGTGACTACTGTGGATTTATAGGTGCAGGCTTAAATAACACGACTATGAAGCTTTATGTTTTTTACTCTAAACAAAAACGCATCAAAGGTAAACCTGTAGTTATAGAGACTATAGAGCTACTTAAAAAGTTTAAAATAGATTTACTAAGTGGTGATAAGAATGGTGGTTTTTATATGCTTAGGGACTGGATAAAAGATGAAGCTTTTCGCCAAGGCATACCTATGCCAAGTACGAAGTTCATCCACCATACTCAAAACAAAGAAGACCGCATGGGAGAGTTAGAATTCCCAATAGATGAAAAAGATATAGTTTTTGTAGGAAGACATACTGAACTCTTTGCACAGATGGACGACTTCCCTGAAGCCGACCATGATGACCTACATGATCCACTGAGTGCAATCTATCAGCTTAGTAAACTAAGACGACTTAAAAAAGATTCAAACAGCAGTGGAAAACGAACAAATACAAGACATAGAAGAGCAAGAAGAAATGGGAGAAGATAATGTTTAAAAAACTATTTGCTAAGAAAAAAGAAAAAAAACAAGAGACTAAAAGAGAGGTACTACGCCTAAAGTCAAATCAAAAAGATATATTAAAATCCCTTTTTGAATTACCAATATCATCTACATGGCTCACTGATGCCGAGATAGATAAGATAGAAAGAGATTCAACTGTAACAGCAGCTAAAGGAAGTCGCAAAGCTCACATACTGAAAAAAGAGATTCTTATAACAGCCCAAGATGAAACTATCAAACAAAACTTAGAAGATATATTTGACTATGACACACTTGATTCTATACTTGATATTCCATACCAGGGCATAGGTGTGTTTGAATTAAACTGGGAGGAGAGTGATTGGATCTATTATCCTAAACTTATTGAGCGACCTTATAAAGAGTTTGAGTTAAACAGTGGCGTACTTAAATATAGTGCAAGTGGTATCGCTGAACTAATACCAGAGCATAAAGCTATTCATGCAGTTTATAAATCTAAACCACTTAAACCTTATGGTCAGCCTTTATATAATCCACTCTTTTGGTTAGTAGAATTTAAAAATGCTTCTTTAGAGTTTTGGGTAGAATTGCTTGAGAGATTTGGTACACCTTGGGTTATTGCAAAAACTGAAGGCGAAAAAGATACCTTAGCAGATGAAATTTACAATATGCTAGGTGGTGATGGAGCAGTTCTTGATACTGAAGATTCTCTTGATATAGTCACTGTTAAAGATAAAGCAAACTTTAAAGAGATTATAGAGTATCTTGACAATCAAATAAGAGAGATAATCCTAGGTGGTAATCTTACAGGTCAAGTTACTGGTGGCTCACATGCAGCAGCTACAGTTCATAATGATATTAGAATGGACCTAGCTCAATCAGATGCAAATATCTTAAACAAAATTTTAAGAAGTGTTATCAAATCATTTAAAGAATTAAATTCTATAGATGACGATATCACAGCAGTTTTAAAAGATAAAGATAATTTAAATATAGAGCTAGCCAAAAGAGATAAAACTATTTCAGAGATTGGTTATACACCTAAAAAAGAGTATATTGAAAAAACT